TATCATAGCCTAAAAAGAAAAACTCTTTCTTTCCTGTTACTTTAGCTACTGGAGCTGCTACATCAAATGCTACATCTCTTATAACTAAACTTTTAGCAGTACTGTCCGCTGCCTGTAAAGCTACATTTAAAGAATCTGATAAGTCTATAACTGCTCTAGATATACGCTTTATCTGACCTGTCAATGGACCATTTTGTACTTCTCTATCAATAGGCATAGTTTCTAAACTAGGCTCATAATTAAATCCTATAATTACACCTGCACTATGAGCCACATCAAATGTAATTGTATCACTAGCTGATGTTGTAAATGATCCTAATGAAAATGTACCATCAACAGCATTAACAGTTTCTTGTGTTAAGTGAGCTGGACTGTTATGGACACGACCTGAAGTAATAGTAATAGCAGCGTTATCAGCAGGTGAAGAAGCTAGTGCCTGGTCTAAAACTACAGTATGACCACTAGCTGTAGCTGTAACTGTTTGTATTTCATAACTACCAGTAATCCCAGCTATGGTAATAACATCACCTGTATTAGGTGCAGTTGAATATCCATCTACATTTAAACTTGTACCTGTTTGACTAGCACCATTTACTAAAGGAGTTCCTTGTTGATTTACAGTAGTTGTTCCAGAACAATCTAATGTTAAATCATCCTGTTCAGCAAACTTTTCTAATGTATATACAGTTCCACCTTCTAATTGTCTTTTAACAACACAGAATAAATTTTCATTTACTGCTGTAATACTAGTAAACTCATCTCCACTTTTAGTACTCCATAATGTCCAACCAGCTATTTTTTCTGCACGTACACTATGAAACAATCCAAGTGTTCCATCATCATTTGTAAAGAAAGCAAACTGTTCTGGTCTAGTTGTGCTACCTGTTATCATAGCCATATCTACTGGATCATTAACTAAATGCGAGGCTAATATAGATATAGATGTAGAAGCATAAGCATTTTCTACATCACTAAATAAATATTCTCTAATCGCTTTACCATTCTTCTGTGCATATAATGTTGCTCCATCAAAAATAATTGGCTTTGCTCTACTACAACCATAAGGTGTTTGTCTAAGAAATGTAATGTTAGCTGGTGTTACAGCAGAAGTATCTGTAGATGTAGGAACAAAGTATTCACCACCATCTGTTAATACTTGTAAGTTTCTTGAAGATACTAAATGTCTAATTTCGTTTACTCTATCACCAGCAACTGTTACATCAATAGCATCATCAGCAGCACCACTACCTACTTCAAAGTTAAAATATCCACCAACCTGTGATCCTACTACAGCAGCAGGAGCATCTCTAACTCCAGCAAAATATAATCTGTTATCATGAAATGTAACTGCTTGTGGAAATCCTCTTTCAGCAGATATTAATTGTTCTTCAAAATCTGCATGAGGTCCAGTAGTACCAACATCTTCTAACACAGTTGCAGTTGCTTCAGTAGCATTAGTTCTAGCTGTAATAAAAACTTGCTTACCATTTATTTTTAAATATGTGTTAATATGATTGGTTGTAAAAAAATCTGCACTTGCTGTTAGTGTTCTACCTGTTCCAGTAGCATGAGAAGATAATGTAATAGTTAAACTAGCAGCAGCATATTTATAAAAAGGTTGTGTAGTTTTGTTTACACCACCTACAGTTACACTTGTATCTTCTTCAAACGTAAAAGCAGATACAGTAAATGCAGAAGCACTAGTTCTTTTTATTTCTCTAATAGAATTATTTCGATGTGTCATAAACACAGTATCGCCAAACTGTGCAAAGTTTAATTCAAATAACTGAGCTGTAGTCCAATTACAATTACTAGTTATATTTGTTTGTATGGCTGCACCATCAGATCCATAAACATCTAATCTATTATTAGATAAAACAAATACTGCTAGTTCATCATTAGAAAATATAAATGGTATAATTCTTGATGCTCCTGGCAAAGTAGCCTTATATGTAGTTCCAGGTCTACGCATAATACCACCTTCATCTAGTAAGTACCAATTACGTAAAGTTTTAGCACCACTAAAATATGCGTTAGCATCTGTTCTAGTGACTAGTAATGGATTTAGCTCTCCACTTGCAAAGTTAGTGTAAACAGTTCTTAGGGTGTTAGCCATTAATATCCCCTAGTAGTTAATCTGTTTGTTATAAATCTCTTTGTGCTAAGTTTTTTGTTTGTTACTTCTTGGCTATCTGTATTCTTAGCTATTAATACTTGTCTTTCTGCTAAGTCTGAAAACTGTTTTATCATAGCTGCATCTCTTGCTACTGATCCAGCAAAAATAGAAGCTAATGTATATTCTAAACTTAATTTAAAATACGCAGGAAACTCTGATTCATCTTGTCTAAATATATAATCAGCAATCAATGCTGACTGTGAATCATACCCATTTACAAATACTTTATCTCCATACCTAGCATATTCAATAGGTACATCAGCAACTGTAATTGTATTTAATTGTAATAAATCTGGTGAGGTAGGTAGCTGATAAGCATATTCATATCTACCTGTAGGTGTTGCAGCTAATAAAGAAAGTTGTTGTTGTTCTGTTGCAAATCTCCATCTATGTCTGCAAAGAATTGATTGAGTAATATTTTCGTAAATGTTTGAAGCTACTAATGCTTCTGTTGAGCCATCATCAAAAGAAGATATAGGCTGTGCGCCTATCATAATTAAGGCTCTTGCACAAATGTCTACTTTAGTATCTGCCATTATTTAAAGGGGGGAATAAATCCCCCCAATATCATTATGATAGTAAGGCAGTTCTTACTTGTGTTGAAGATGCTGTAGTTACAATTAATATATCTACAACACCATTTGATCCACCACTATTGACTATGATAACATCACCAGCATTTAAATCGCCAGTTGATGCTAAAAAGTATTCATTATCATCAATAGTACCGATAGCATCACCATCAGCATAATACCAAAGTGAATTAGAATCTCCCATTTGAGAGATTTTTTTTACAGGGTTTGAAGTTGCGTATGCCATTATTTACTCCTACTCTGCACACTTCTGGATTCTTACACCATCACCGTCAATTAGGACTGCTCCCATTGACATATATGAAGTTGTAAGGTGTGCTACTTTCTCAGGGATATAGTTCACTTCAGTTCTTACGTCTGAACCTACACCTAAACCTAGAGATGATTTATGGAAAGCCATAGTGTGTCTATCTGTTGAACCAGATGTTGGTAGACCACTAAAACCACACCACATGAAAGACAACCATCTTTTAGCTGTCATTCCACCTTTGTAAGGTAGATCTGCTTCACCGATATATTCAGCTCTTGAGAACTGATCTATATCTAATAGGTCAGACCACTGTTTTGGACCGACTACCCAGTATCTTCCTCCATCATCTGGCACATCATTGTTGCCAAAGATTTCAAAAACATTCTGAGCTTTGTCTAAGTTCATACCAGTAGTTGAACCAGCAGAGTTGTTAGCTAAAGCAGTTGCACCTGCATCAAAAGTATCAGTGATGATTTCATCAGTCTTACGACCTAGAGCATATGCAGCATTTTGTGCTACAATGTTTCTCTCATCAATGTTTACTTTTAGTTCGTCTAGTTTGTCTACGTAATCAGCAGCATAAAAGTCTGATAGTGTTGCAGTTACATTTGAGTGAACAGAGTTCATAGCGACAACCTCAGCGTGTCTTGCTTTAGTTGAAGCAGAACCTTTCGCTACTTTTTGGAACTGAACAGTATTTCCTTTTACACCATTGACATTACGTACCATGGGCTTCAATTTTGAACCCATACGTTGATAAGCCATGTGAACTTCAGCTTCAAACTGTTTCACAAATGCTTGATCTATTGTTGCTGTCATTGTGTTTTACCTTTCATTATTAAATCCAAGTTGTCGTCATAAACATTTCTAAGTTATCCATTACTGGGCAAAGTCCAGTTTAAATCGGCTTGTTAGTTGAGATATATTATATTTTCGTCATCTTTACAAGACAAGATGCAGGAAAAACATTGACATCAGCGTATGTGTATGATCCATCGCTTTCTCTAATATAACTTGCAAATGTCTTGATATACTTCTTATTCTTTGAATAAATGTATGCTTCTGTAGTAATAATAGCTGGAGATAGGTATTCCATATCTTTATCAGACATCCATGCACTATCCCCAGTAGGATCTTCCCATATAAGTACGTATTTCTTATATGGAAACTTCTTAGCCATATTTCTTTTGATATAGATCTGTTACTTTCCTAATATATGATGGATCTTTTTCACCATCTTTCCAATACCTAGGATCTCTCATCATAGACTGTAAATCACCTTCATCTAGTTCTACATCTACTACAGTATTGGTATTAGGTAATGGCTTGTTTTTAGATAAAGCCATGATTTCTTCTAGAGCTTTAACGCCTTCAGCAGTAGCAGCCATATTGGCAATAGCATTATAGGCATCATTAGATAAATACTTCTTGCTCCAAAGATCAGCAGCTTCAATGCGTTCTTTTGCGTTATCTCCCAATTTACCCATTTCTTCTTGAAGGTTCGGCAAACCAGCAATTTCATTATTAACAAAAGCCGCCACTCCCTGGTTGAATACTTCCTGTGATAACCCATTATCTCTACAAATTTGTTCCCAAGACTTAACAAGTTCTTGTTCTGGATCAACTGATATTTCAACATCTTGTGGTATCTCTGGTAGCTTTATTTCATATGATTCAGGAACGCTAGATTTTCTTTCTGATTCCAGATCTTCACGTAATTGTTTCGTAAGATCTTCAGTTCGCATCCCAAGTTTTTGCTCCAATGCTTTGTATGATGCACCCAGTTCTTCAACTTTAATTTCATTTCTATCTGTATCCCAAAACTTTTCTGGAATATACTCAGGTATCTGAACTTCACTAGTGTTTTCTTGAGATACCTCTTGTGTTGTTTCTTGTGTTTCTTGTACTTGTTCTTCTGACATTAGACCTCCTTATCAGATTCAATTCTTTTCTTGATGATAAAATATAAATATCTCATACCTTCAAGATGTCGTAAATGTTCGTTGCTTACGTCTTTACCTGCAACTGCATCTACTGTAATGGACCTTAAATAATCCAAAACTTGTTCTCCTACTACTGTACTAAATACAGCAGCCATATCAGAATTAAGCTGTCTTTCTCTTTCTTCTGTACGATAAAATCCATCAATAGATAATTGACTTCCTTTAGGCTTGTTCTGGAGCTGCTCCCAACTCATTCATACCTCCCTGTTGTTGCATTACCTGCTGCATCTGTTGTACAACTTGTTGTTGTTCAGCTGCATCTCTAATTAATTTTTCAGGTAAATTCATTTTTTCTGCTAGATATCTAGCTACTTCTTCTTGTTTAACAATTAAATTTAATACTTGTGGTCCAAATGTTTGACCTAGTGTTGCATTAAATCTATTTATATCAGCTATATCTTGTTCATTCTGCGCTCTAGATAATGGTGATTCTGGAATAATTTTAATCTCTTTATTGTTCAATGAAGGTAATTCTATTCTACCTTGCTTCTTTAAAATATAAATTACACGTCTAATCAAAGGCATAATAAACTCTGACTGTAGTCTGCCAAATGAAGATCCAATCTGTCTAGATAAATCTGCCATTCTTTCTGCTACTTCAGTAGCTGACATAGGTGTACCTTTGGTTGGACCAAGTGTTTCCATGTATAATGCTTTACGTATATTCTGCCTCATATCATCTAATACTAATTGTGCTACATCAAATCTACCTGCTCCATTAATAGGAACTAAACCTCTAGATCCTGGAGCTACTGGAATAATTGTGCCAGGTACTAACTGAATGTTATCTGGATTAATTACTCCATCATCTTCTAATTGATATACACCAGATATATTCATCTGTGCATTTTCTAAAATTAATTCAATAGTAAGGTTAGTAGTTTTGATTGCAGACATAGCGTTAAATACTGGACCACGACCATATACTTCACCACTAGCTTTGTTCCATCTAAATGTAATAAATGGATTAGAACCTTGTCCTTCAAACTGATCTTCAAATATTATTTGTTCAAAGTCTTTTACACATACTACATAGTCATAAACTTCTTTGTTTGGATCTTTGTAGTTTCTCATTGTACCTTCAATTACAGTACACTTAGCATCACCATCATTTAATATTTTATCTTCTAATGTATCTAGTTGTGCTTCTGGATATAATACTTTTATATCACCTAATCTAATTTGACGTTTTCTATATACACAATCAATCTTGTTGTCTGGTCCACCATTCAAGTATACGTGTGGTAATGGGATAGAATTAAATACTATAGGATTAGTAGATGTTCCTTCATTTACTAACATCACACCAGTACCAATAGCTAAGTCCATAAATGATTCATGTACTTCTTGATTGAAGTTAGAAGCATGAAGTATTTCAAATATATAATCTGTAATAGAATCTAATTGTTCATCTACTTGTGGTGCTAATTGTGTAGGTATTTCTAAACCTGCTTTTAAATTTATCCATCTACCAAACGTAGGTGTAATACCTGCTTGTAGTCTTGATGCAAACTCTTGTATGCCTACTACAGCTGTTTCATCAAAAATTCTATCAGTTCTTTTTTCTCCAGGAGCTTCATCATAAAATGCTTCTCTCCCTGGCATTGTATATTCATATGCTTCTTCAAACTTTGGAATCCAATGTGTCTTTAATTGTTCTGCATGACTAAACTTTTTAAGAAATGATTTAGGATTCATTACTCCTTCATTAGGTCCTGATCTATAATTATAACTATACATTAACTCATTGACCCACCAAACCCTTGCCTTTTAATAGTAAGGAAAGGTCTAGTATTATCTGTAGTTGAACTACCAAGAGCTGCTAATCTTTTTTCTATTTTCATTTTTCTTTCGTTTTCTCTAATATCACTTTCTGGCAAATTAGTTACTTGATCTTGTGTTTGATTATTTTTAGATGCAGATCCATATGAGAAAAAATTATTTCCAATACTTAATGCAGCTCCTATTGGACTAAATTGTCCTTTTATAGCAGCATCAAATAAAGATGGAATCAAACCTTTTTCTCTAACCATCTCAACTTTATTAGTATTATCTTTATACTTTAATGTATTATAACCCACTAATCCTCTACCAATATCTCCACCTAATTGTCTAAGTGTAGGTGCTTTTGCAGTAAGCTCTGGTTTTAAAATTGATAACACAGTTCTACCTTGTGCATCTTTAACACCAGTTCCCATTAAACTCACTCTTTCTACTCCATCTGCACCAACAAAAATTTTTCCACCTTTTTCTAAACCTTCATTCATCATACGAACTTTATCTGCATATTTATCAACATCAGCTGGTCTACGATATTTAGAACCTACTTCACCAATATTTTGACCAATAGCTTTAAATGATTTACCAGTTCCTTTTTTAATAATTTCTGCTTGTTCTGTTGTAGCAGTAGCTAGTCCAGTATTTCCTGCCATAGCCATTGACTGACCTGGACCCATTCCATATGTTTTATTTCCTCCACCACTTGATGTAGATGTACTAGATCCCATTATGTTTCTTCACCTTCAGTATAAAATCCACGACCACCAGCTCTAGAAAATAAAGATCTAGATCCTAACTTACCAGCAGCAAATCTTTTTTTTCTGCGTTCTTCTTCTGCTTCTAATCTTTTCTTTTCTTCTTCAGCTGCTTTTCTTTCTTCTTCCATTTGTTTTTCTAATGCTTCTTCACTAGCTGATTTTCTATATTTTGGTGGTTTTAAAAATCCCATTGTTCACAACCTTGTTTCTTTAAATATTTATATAACTGATAAGGGGTAATAATCAACTTATTTATTCCTAGTACTCTCATTATAGTAGTTACGCATGAATGTTCTCTTAACCATGCAGCCTGGAATAATCTAAACTTTTGCTTGAATAATTTAGCTTTTATAAACTTACCATTCATAGCTTTAACAAAATCAAAGACTTTAGCTACATCTTCACCATCGAGTATTTTAATATCTAATCTTTTGTGAATATGTTCTATAGCTATCCATTTTTGTTGTTTCACATCAAATCCTAACATACCACAATGAGCCATATTCTTTCTTCTAAATACATGATACCACTCCTCATGGGGTGGATCATAAAAATATATTAACCATTCCTTCGGAAAATATCCCACTTCTTCCTCCTATTCATTGTACTACGATCAAATATATTCCAGTTCTTATAAGCATTAGATACTTGAGGTTTAGCTGGACCTACAGTCAATGATCTACCTTCACCAGCACCTAGCATCAAATATTGTAGTGCATCATGTACGTGTGAAAATTTATTCTTATTAGGTTTATCTTCATATCTTTCTCCAGAAGTTTGTATTCTTCTGTAATGATATCCACCTAAAAATCCTTTACGTAAAGATTTACAAGATCTATTCAATAAGAATCCAGGCTTACCATCTACCATTCTATTCAATGCTGTTTCTACAGATTCTATTCTTAGTCCTACATCATTAGATGGTGCAGGAAATGCTTGGATGCCTTGTTGTCTAAGTATTTGAAATGGAGTTGTTTCATCTGTCTGTGCTCTAAAATCACCAGCAGGATCTCCAAATATTTTTAAATCTTTATCTGCACAATGTTTAATAATCTCATGCTTTAGTAATTCACTAAATTTAACTGTACCTATATCAAAACAAACTAGTTCATGTAAGATTAACCATCTACCATCAGGTAGTTTCTGTCCAAATACAGCAGAAGGTGTTAGTCCAAAGTCTAATCCAATATAAACAGTAGTAGGTGCAAAAGGTATTTCTTCATCTGCTATATGAACATCTTCTCTAAATGATCCATATACAAGTTTACCATCTTCTATAGTTCCTAGTTTATTTAAAACATAAACATCAATCCAACTTTTAGACTTTCCTCGTATGATATTTGGATAGTAATCTGGTGTAACATTTTGAATATTTTCTGCATCAGTGTTAAGTTCATAACCTTTAATTTTTTCGTTTTCTTTCTTTTCAATCATACCTGGAGGCTGTACAAAAAACTTCCAGTTATCTGGCTTGACTAACATGACAGATTCTTCTTGGCTCATATGATCTGGCATAGGAACTTCACCAGACATAATTGACCACCAATGATCTTCATCAGGTGCGTTGGTATCAGCGATAACACCATACCAAGTAGGTCCACCATCTTTCATTGAAGGGAATCTGCCAACACGCATAGTACAGGCATCCACAATAGATTTGGGAATCTCTCTTGCTTCATTTACCCATACACCAGTTAGTTCTAAAGACAAGAGTTTCTTTACATCTTCTGGTCTATCTAGTGCTAGAAAAATAACTTCTAGTTCTACATCACCTACATTAATGTTATGGGTGTAAGGAACTGAGTATGTAAAGTTTCCAAATGAACTTTCTGGAAACCAATCTAACCATGTCTTAATGGTTGTAGTCTTTAACTGTGGGTTAGTATTTCTTATAACTGCCCATCTAGATTTACGTTTACCATCTGGACTAGGTTCTTGTGTTAATGCACGTCTAAAGATTTCAATACAACAAGATACAGATTTACCAGATCCTACTGGACCACGTAATCCTCTAAAGAAGGAATCATCCTTCATAAAGGTTTTAACTATTTTACCTGGAGCTTTATAGTTTAATTCTGTCAAGCAATACCATTATCTACAGATCTTTTGATTAACTTGTAGATAGTTTCTGGTAATAGAGAATCTATAAATTTATCGGCTTCATGATCCGAGAATCTTAGATCTTTAGGATAGTGTTTGAAATGTTCCTTCTTTACTATCTTACGAAGTCTTTGACGATCCTCGTAAGATAGCTCCTCTGCATACCTCATATTTAATTAAATATTAATCCTAAAATAATTAGAACAGGAACACAGCATACAAATATCTTTGCATTTCTGTTTAGCTTATTCCATTTTGTTTTTAAATATTCCATGATTACTTCTTCTTCTTACTAGCCATAATCTTTTTCTTCAAAGCAGGTGGAAGTTTATTTTGTTTTCCTTTTAACTTTTTAGATCCAGCGGCTGGTTTTTTCATTCCATACATTATGATACCCTCCTAAAAGGTTTTGTTTTAGCAGATATAGATTTGGGTTGTCTGACAAATTGTTTCCCTTTCTTACTGCCTTTTCGTTTCGCTTTAGTTGTAGCTGCATACTCAGCAGGAGTCAATGCTTTGATCGCAGCTTCTGGTAAATAGCGTTCACCAGTTTTGGCAGATGGCTTTCCAGATTTAGTTCTCCATTTCTGGTTAGTCCATGCTTTCAAACTTCTTTGTGGCTTCTTCACCGATATCCACCACCCTTAGCTTTATATTGTTTGGCTAACATCTGAGCCTTTCTAGCTGACCACTGTCCAGGCTTACCTCCTTTACCTCCAGCTTTAATTCTTTGAAATAAACTCTTTCTCATTCCAGGCTTAGTATAATTACCAGCCTCATTAACTCTACTCTTTACCATTTTGATTTATTAGCCCAGAACGCAGCTGACATCTTTCCTTTAGCTATATTCTTTGCGTGTCTTGCCTTAAATGATTTTCTTTTCATCTTCATTCTCTTAGACTCTCCTGCTTTTGGTTTACCAGCTGTACTAGCTCCCTGTTCACCATATCTAATTGTTTTTACTTTATTGCCTTCTTTAGCAACTACCACATGAGATTTCTTTGGATGTCCAGGGGTACGTTTAGGTTTGTTATATCCAGATACACCTATTCGTTTTAATAAACTCTGACTCATAGGCGTACTTTACCCAAAAAAAAAATATATTCAACGTTGTTTGTAATGTTCATAACACAGGAAGAAATAACTACCTATATCGTTCTTGATATGAAACGGAGCAAACTCTCCACACTCTCGGCAACGACAGTACTTAATGTGTTCTTTATGTGTCCAGTTCAGTATTTGTAACTGATTGTAACACGGACCTTTTTCGCCTATGTTGTGTGTAGAGGTGGTTTTATCTTGCTGTCGCCCTGCTTTTCTAACCCCCATGCTCTACTTAGTCTATGTCGATCTTTATAGACAAATTTGCAGCAGCTATAGTAGGAGTCTGAGGAGCTTTGAACCCAGACCGATCAAGGATATCTTTACTGGCTTCGAGCTTCACGTAATCACTCTTGGCTTCACTGGAAAGCCTAACCAAAGTCTTAACTGCTGGGATTGAACCAAGCAGTCCTATCTCGGCTACCTGTTGTCGGTAGTACTCTTGGACCTTTGGGATTCGTAACGTCCTTGACGCTATTACTCTACCACTTTCTGTCTTAGAATATCCTGCCTTTTTCGCAGCTTCGGTTATGGTGCAACCAGACGTTACGAGGGTATCGACCAATAACCTCTGTTTATATGTCAAACCGTCTTGACCTTTCATTGTCCTAGCCATAACGATAGATACCTTGTGCCAATATTGGCTGTCAAGTACTTTTTTGTAATCATTTGTATCGTCTACTCGTGGTGGCATAGAACCACCCTCCTAGCCGATGAATACATAGTATTCTGAGTTCTAAGACTAGCTCACAGCGATCCACGTGTTTAGATCTGCTACGCAGATGCCAAGACAATCGAGTCTGTTCGGTTAGTCCTTCTCTCTCTCTAGATTTACTAGGATATCATAAAAGTGCAAGGCAATTTTGGAGGGCGCTTCGAGGCGCTGATTCCTCCAAAATCGTCTAAATATCGCACGAAGGTGTGCGACATTGAGATAGGCTCGTGCGTCTCGCCAACCTTGACTAAAGTTTATGATAATCTTTAGAAATCTAGAAAGGAGTTATATAATGAAAAAACTAGATTTACGTACTGGCTTCATACTGCTTCAGAAACTCAAATGGATCGGTATTACAAAAAAACAAGAACTTGAGAAATCAGGGGGTGGTGATGGACCAGATTGGCTTTACATAGATGGTTACCATCAGGCGATAGAGGATCTCGCCAAGGCGATAGAAGAAAGTGAGGATAAAAATGTTTAATCCATTTGAAGAAGAATACGTCAAACAAGTTCAGAGAATTAGGGATTTAAAAGCTCAGAAAAAGTTTGATGAGGCAGCTCTAGAGGAAAATACTCTAGCAAGTATTAACCAGTATATGGGTTATGAGGATCTTGCAGAGCTAGATGAACAAACACAACAAGAATTGGAGGTTGTATATGACTAATTTTGTTCCACGTATCGAAACTAATGCCGCTGAAATTGATGCAATCAATGCAATGACAGGGGTAGATTGGTATAGTATTTACCAAGCACAAGTAGATCAAACATCTGGTATTGATACCAAGTATATGAATATCTACCTGTGGGGTATTTGCAACAGCACTTTCAAATCAATGCAAACATTCAAAGGATATTACGATAAAGCAAAAGATAATTTGCAAGACAGTATTATCAATGAGCGTGTTGCAACGACAGGTCAAGAAATAGCACAGACTAACTTTGACAGTCAGGTAGCTCTTGCAAAAACATATGATGCTTTGTATCGTAAATTTCAAGCTATGAATGAGGCAGCAGCTAAGTTGTATCTTGAATTATACCAAGAGGATTACAAAAAACGTAAATTGCCACAGAAGTCAAATGGTAGTGTCAGAACATTGAAAGACATGACACCAAAGGAATTGGCAGATGTGCAGCGATTGACAGAGTCTATGCTGAAGTAAAAGTTTTATTTGGGATAGTGGGGTTTCTACCCCATTGTCCAACTATTTTTTTTATATCGAGTGGGATGAACTGAGGGAGGTCCGTATGGAATTAGCTTTATGTTTTCTAATATATGTAATGTGGAAGGAGTGTAACAATGACCATAGGAAAAATATTAGGCGTATTAAGTCTATCAATCATAACGATGTTCAAGGATATATTCAAAGCTCTGACAAGTTTTGATTTCCAATCTAATGCAGATTATATAGGAACATTTGTTATCGTATATCTATCACTTGGTGGTGGGTTTGTATTTATGATGCTATTGTTGGGTATCAATCCAACTCTGGTGCTATCTGTAATCGCAGCTCCAGTATGGATATACATTGTGTTTACTGCTAATCGTGTAACCAAATACATTGTGAACAAAAAGAAAGGTAAGAAACAATGATGACAGTACTATCTGTGCTAGGATCTATTGTTCTAGTATTATATATTATATCTATGATAGTAGGAGGATATCTATCATATAAATTTGTACGTCAAATACTGGATGACGACAGCAAGGCTTAAGCCTTGCGTTAGATTGTAAGGTCCGAATCCGATGTTTTGAATTATTCAAAAGGAGGAATAAATGTCATTACTAAAGAAAATACAAGACAGTGATATACCACCATCAGACTATGAGGGTGATACTCTAGATGATGAAGCATTAGATTATCTAATGAAAGTATATGATGAAAACAAGTTCGTAGGATTTGATACATGGGAGGAACTAAAAGAAAACTGCTATATATCAATGTTGCAAGGAGGATATCCATTCAGACTAAAGGATGAGATCTATGATGTTGTTGATGATGCAATCCGAGATGACTATCCAGATCCAGACTACGAAGATATACCAGAGAGGGAAGATGATGAGTAATCTATTAGATAAGAATGTCATTGAGAATATACTAACTGATCTTGGTAAATGCCAAGAAGAAGCAGGAGTAATTATGACTGATGCTAAATATGTATTTGAAGCATCACAAAATTTAGAGGATCGTATCAAAGATGTAAGTGATCGTTTGAATAAACTAATTGAAACTTGGGAGGAACGAGATGAGTACAAAAACATATGCAGAAACGGACTTAAACGTTGAGTTTAGTGTGTCCGTACCATGCTTTAGATGTAATGGACTAGGTGTAATACCATGGGGTAATGCTCCTGATGAATGTGATCCATGTGAAGAATGTGAAGGACATGGTGAATGGCTAGAGCCAGTGGATATGAAGGAGGAAGATAATGAGTGAGTCAATGAAAGTATTACAACTCAGATGGATTGAGTCAGTACAAAAAATGTATGATGATATAGCTCCTACTGATGTTGTATCTAGACATAAGTTTGATGAGGTTGTGTTAGTACATAATGAAATGATAACACAACTCTGTTCTACTATAGATAATGTAGAAGCAGAACTAATTCAAACAACACATACGATTAAGTATTTAAATGAAGCAGCAGTAAAACTAAAGGAGGCTATTAGAAATGGGTAGATATTACGAGGGTGATATAGAAGGTAAGTTCTGGTTTGGTATACAATCTAGTAATGATGCAGATTTCTTTGGATCAATAGGATTTCAACCAGATTATCTTGAATATTATTTTGATGATGAACATATACCAAAAATACAAGCAGGTTTAGATGAATGTTGTCAGCGTTTAGATTGGAGAAAAGGTTTACTAGATGATTTCTTCAAAAAGAATGATGGCTATACTAGAGAAGAAATGTGTAAGCTATTGAATGTACCTGTACCAGAAACAGGTCAGTCAATAGAAGATCATCAAAAAAGTAAATACCACTACTATCTAATGTGGTATGCACGATATGAACTAGGTAAAAAAATACTAGATCGTGTTAAATCAGATAAGTTCTGTTCATTTAGAGCAGAGTTATAAGTTTCGCTGAGCGAGAGAGCTAGTGCTAGTGGACCATGATCACCGCTAAAGCACCTATGAATAGCATGGTGTCGGCTCTCGAAGTTTCGTGGTACTGAATAGCTATCAGTATCGGCTGACTGAATAACGTCTATACAGAGGCGTAAGGTACACTGGAGATGAAGTATGGGCAAATGCCTGAGGTATTCGAAGGTGGTTGTAAGTAGGCAAATGATGAATGTATATCTGTAGCTGAAAGCATGAGGGTAATAACACTAATCCCTCGCCCTTGGCGAATGTAACAAAGGAGGAAATATGTTACCACAAGAACTACTATTTCAGGTTCGTGAAGAACCTGTATACAATCAACATGGCTCAAGGCTAGATGGCTACAAGCAGTTGGTTAAAGAAGATAACAACGAACTGATTGCAGTTCACAAAAACACATACCGAGTCATTTCACATGACACAGCGTATGATAAAGCTATTGACTTTCTCAATGAACACTTTGATACCAACGGTATGACTGAACAACACAAGCACTCTAACAATGGTGCTGTGATGGCTACTAGATTCTCTTTACCAGAGTATCAGATACCATTCAAAGATACATCTATTGGTCTAGAAGCTGTGATATGGAACAGCTACAATGGTATGCGTTCATTTAGATTTGATTTAGGTTTCTATCTATGGCTATGTCTTAATGGACTCAAGAGTTCAGTATGGGATATCAGTTTAAATACTGCACACAAAGGTAGTGGTGAGATTAAACTAGCATTACCTGGTGGTTATGCAGCTATTGATGGACTACATACTGTACATAACTACATGACTAACTGGTTAGAAATACCAGTAGATGACTATCAGTTCGAAGCTGAAGTAGATAAGTTATGCTATCAACCAACACGTACTGACAAGAGTCATGTCAATCAAAACCACAAGAATTTTATTCTTATTGAGTACAATGATAACTATGCACAGAAGTTTGGACCTAATAAATTCAGTGCATATCAAGCAATCACGCATTGGAGTACACATTATCCTAGCGATTCAGTAAATACTCGCTATGATAGAGAGAGGAAAGTGTCTAACATGGCTTGGTTTAGCCAAGCTGCCTAGAGTTTAGATGGGAGTACAATCTAATCCTTCCTCCTCCAAAAGTACTCCCATCCAACAATGCTTTCTATGTGGGAGGAAGTACACTTTACCAATGATGATAAACATAGATACGACAGGAAATAATCTGTTATGTATCAAATGTTACAACAGGAGTTATTATGAAAACAAAAACAAGAATAGTTAAAAAACTATGGAAAGGTATGTATATCTCGTTAAGAGATTACGAAATCCAACAAGCCATTGATAAGAACTATACTATCCAGGCAGTTCACAAAGGTGAAGTAATGATGCTTACACCATCAAGGCTTAAAGATATTGATTTAAATATAGGCACACCACAGAAATCAGTGTATAGTGGTAAGACTTATAGACTAATAGATGTGAGGTGGAATCCCTATGACAGATCAGATAAATCCGAGCCATTACAAGCAAGGCAAAATTGAAACTTATGATTTTATAATGGAAAAAAAATTATCATATCCATTAGGAAATGTGATAAAATATATTGTTAGACATAAGTTCAAAGGAGGAGTCGTAGATCTACAGAAAGCTCTGTGGTATCTACAAAAAGCCATAGATGAATACGATAGATCCTAAATTTCTGGCCCGAAAACTAGTTAATGAAAAGAAACTCAAACCACAACGAAGAAAGTATAATCTTCGTGATCCCATGCAGCGTAAACAAGCATGGATCAGATCCGTTTGTTACTTTGCATATCTAGAAAAAGGCAGGGATGTAGCTAACGCATTACGTATTGAACTAACTAAACCATATGTTCAACCTAGTATCAAAAAGATAGCTAATGAAATATGGTCAAGAAAAAAAGAATTTGATAATATTATCGAGAGGAAGGTAAATGAATATTCACAAGCAAAAGAAAGTTATAGACAGAAGTCAAGGGATCGGAGGAAGTGATGCTACTAAGATAGTAGCTGGTACTTGGAAAGATCTATACCTAGAGAAGAAAGGTCTGAAAGAAAATGAAGATCTATCTTTTGTGCTACCAGTACAGCTAGGTATATATACCGAAGATTTCAATAGAGATTGGTTTACTGCACAAACAGATATGCCAGTTAAAGAATGTGATTGGACACTCGTACACAATCCAGTAGATAAGAATGGAAGTAAGTGGATGATGGCTAATCTAGATGGCTTTGTATTAAACCAAGATCTTAAAACAGTAGGTGTCTTTGAAGCAAAGCACGTACACGCATTTACTAAAGATGATACTATACTAGAGAAATACTATGCACAGATACAGCACTATATGATTGTATCTAATTTACCACAAGCATGGTTATCTATTATCTTTGGTAATAATAAATGGAAATCATTTCATGTACAAGCTGACAAGAAGTTTCAAAAGAAACTAATCAAGGCAGAGGAAATGTTTTGGCAACATATTATCAATGATGAAGAACCTGCTGATTATGTAGAGTTCGATTCAATAGGAGGAACTAATGACTAAATATAAACCACTGGCTAAGCCAGAAGAACACAAAAGATACTGGGATCAACTTAAAGTTACTAACCCAGACTTTACTAAGAAGATCAACAAAGGCTTTGGTGAGATAACAACTATTGATCCAATGTGGCAGATCGGAAAGATGACTGAAGTATTCGGTCCGATTGGTGAAGGTTGGCAGTGGAACGCTGAGTACAAGTATACAGATACTTTAGTGTTCTGTGAGTTAAAGATGTGGGCTGGTTCACATTCAAGTGTTGGTGGCTTTGGACCTGTATCTTCAGTTCAATCATTGTACAAAAACAATGGTAAGCTAGATGATGAAGCACCTAAGAAAGCTATGACAGATGCACTAACTAAAGCTATGTCGCATCTAGGTATGAGTGCAGATGTATTCTTAGGTTTACATGATAGCAGTAAGTACGTTGAAAAAGTCAAAGCAGATATTAAATCTAATGTAGATAAGTCAAAAGTTAAGGAGGTTACATGAAGTGTATAAGAGCTGGACATTACCAAACAACTATAGCATATGGGCATAGCCTAAATATTATAGTAAACATAGTGAAGGTAACTCCTCGCTTTCAAGACTCCGTTACTAAATGGAGGCTAACTATTGATGATACTCTCATCAAGAATCAACATAAATCTGATTGGGATTCTTACGCAACTGCTAAGAGGAAAGCGATTAGAATGTGTGAGAATCTATTAATGAATGACATCATTAAGAAGATTGAAAAGGCTTTTCCTAGACCAAAGGTAAAGTCAGAAGATAACCTAGTAGAGTTAAGGAGGTAATATGATTAACAGAGTAATACTAGTAGGTAGATTGGGTACAGATCCAGAGATCAAAGCTACCAGTAAAGGTGATGAGTTTGCTAACTTTAGCCTTGCAACTTCAAAGAAGATCAAGACCAAAGATGGTACGTGGCAAGAGAAAACTACTTGGCACAAGGTTACTACCTTTGATCCTAATCTAACACAGACTATCAAGAACTATGTGAAGAAAGGTACAATGTTATATCTTGAAGGTGAGATAGATGTATCTGAATACACAGATAGTAATGGTAACAAACGTTATAACACTTCTATCATTATCCCTAGAATGGGTATTATGAAGATGGTAAGCAGCAAAGGTGATGCTAAACAGCAGTCATCTAATGACTTACCAGATGATGATATCCCTAGTGATATACCATTTTAGTTTCCATATGGAACTGTGTAGGAAAGACATAAGGTAGTGAGCTTAATGCAATAGACGAAAGTTCCTGAGGTAAGGCTCTGTGCTCATGGTCTATAATGCAGGTGGCTACACGCCTACACAGTAAAGTTTCCCCCTCGTTATGTAAGGTAAAACCTTCACCTAGCTAGGTTGTTGGGGAATATGGGTGCTAGTACAAACTATAGTGAAAGGAATTATTTTCGTGTATATATCCTCTAGTATTAGCACCCCCTAAATGATAGAAAGAATTAATGACAATGATTGTTAAAGGTGAATTAGACGAGTTAGTAGACACACTCAACGATTACAGTGTCTACCTTAAACAGTTCGGTTATAGTACCGATACTATTTTTGCAGCATATGCCATCATGGCAGCTTCGCTATCAGGCAAAAAGATAAACAAAAATCAAACTACAGATGCTATCAAAGAACGTATGAAAGAACTTAGTGTCGTTCAGACACGTATTTCTGGTACAGTTCATTAGCATATTCTACTGCATCAAAACTATGATGTTCCCAAAACTTATGTTCTGGTTTATACTTACCCCATGTCAGATCCGAATGGTGTTCAAAACACAATGGTACTACAAGCTGATTAGATCTATTATGTTGAACCTGGCTACCACGTAGATGATGAACATTCATTGGTGAATTAGACATACAACCTGGAACACAGCATCCTTCTTGGATTATTTTCTTAAAATATTTTTTATCTTTAGACGTATACTTTGCCATCCCATGAACCATCCTTCCTCAATAACATTGGAACTATGGATGGTACACCATTAGTGATGACACCACAAGATAAGATTGGCTTTGCCATGTTTACTTTCATGTAAGCCATAGCCATAGACTTCTTATCAACTAAACAACCAACGGACATACCCCAGTTTAGATGGAAGTCATTACCTACATACTCTATGTTTGACTGAGTATGATAGTGTCCTTGAACTACCGAAGCAGACATCATCTGTACTGCCTTCACAATGTTTTTAGATACTTGATGTGCAAAGTAAACTCTACCCATAGCAGTTTCTTCCCAATGGGATTCTTTCCATTGCCAACCATGACCTACATCTAGTATTTCATTGTAGTCTTTCAGAAAGAACTTAGACATACCCTTTGCCATAGCACGTCTAAGGACCATAGAACCATGATTAGATTCTAGTATAGTCATTACAGGAAACATAGATTCTAGTTTCTTCATGTGATATCTACCGATTTCTAGTTCATCAGCAGGTGATGGTAGATCTGGATTGATTATGTGAGAAACATTAATTGAGTGCCAATCCATTTCGTCTCCGATATGAATAACATTCGTAGGATCATACTTAGCAGCCAAAGACTCCAAGAACCTATAACTATCAGGGTGGTGATAAGGCACATGAAGGTCAGAGATGACCAAAATTCTGTCGTTTTTTCCTGTTTTAAGAGCCGTAGAAGGGGTACTTTCATCCTTCCTAGGTCTACCCCTACCCCTTTTTATTATCTTTAAATTTACCTGCGACTTTTTCTGCTGATCTTCCAACTGTATACCCTCCTATCCCCACTAGGATAATATTTAATAGAGAGTTCTGTACAGACTCTGGAATGTTTGGTGCAGTAAATCCAAACCAATGAGCTACCATTAAACCAGCAAAGACCAACATCATAATTGGTCGCCAGTTTCTTTGTAAGAATCCTCCCTGTGCTTCTATTTGTATAGTTTTCGCAGCACCTTCTAGCTCTGCTAGTTCTCCTGCGATAATCTTTTCTTGTACTTTAGCTTTAAGTTTGTCAGCCTCTCCCTTATTATCGACAACTTTATCAATAGTTTTAAAGACTGCTCCAGCGACAGGTCCGAGTAAGTTAAGCATTTGAGTTCTCCATTATTGATGCCAGAGATTTC